ACAACCACAGTCTTCACATACATAATCTTCTTTTACTTCTACCATCTCGTACTGTTCTTTCAGTGCAAGTAGGAAATCTTTGTATGACTTTGCAAGTTTCTGTTGAAATTTAAGTTTATCATCTGACCTTTTAATTCTCATAAACTTGTCCATGGCAGCCTGTGCCATTCTTTTGTCAACTTTCTTTTTACCAGATGCAAACTCAACGTCATGTCTACCGTTCATGGTGACAGACTTTCTCAATTGCATAATGATATTCTTAGATGCAGACTTTACATCATCATCTGAAGCATCATCATCCTTAGAAAATGGATTTTGTTTCATATCCTTATCCTTGGACATTGCCCTTTTTGCGTCTGCCCGAGCAGATGCTTCTCTGACTTCCTCAAGGGCTTCGGACATAGTTTTTGAATATCTTGTCATTTTACTTTTCCCAAATTTTAATTTTAAGAGTACCTTCACCCTTAATTAGTCGATGGAATTCCATCTTGTTAATGTTATAGAGTTTGCCCTTTTGCAAATCCTCTGGTAGTTTGTTGTCCATCTGAAGTTGCCAACCAGCACCTTCAACAACCGTAATTTCTCTATCGTTTCTATCACGATGCCAGATTAGTTCATTTTCAGATATATCCTCTGAAAAGGTTCTAATCTTATAATCTCCCTCTAGTTCGTCCTTGTAAGGATTTACCAAAAGAAATTACCTCCACCTGATAAACCTAATTGTTTTGCATAACGTGGTAAGTTACACGCCCAGTATCCTGCCTTGGTTCTGTCTTTTTGATTTTCACAATCGTGTCGGGCAGCAAAACTCTTTCTTGCTTCCTTGTCATTCAACTTGACTTTCAGTCCAGTTGTATCACCCCAAGAAACTTTCTTCACATTACCTGTTGATGGGTCTTTAACATACACATAGTATTTCTTAGGCCCACCGACTTTAGGTTTATTTAGTTCTACATCCTTGTCTTCGTCAAAAGACTCCATAGGACAATCTAGTGGAACTGGGTTACCATTGTACATGGCATATTCGCCAATGTTACCATCCAGTAGTTCTTTATCAAAACCTACTGGGTTTAGTTTACCACTTTCATATAGTTTTCTTTTTTCTTGAAAGAATTTATAGTATGCTTCAGAACCCACACGATATTGATTGGATTCGATTAAACTAGAAGTTTCACATTCGTTACAACAACTAGGTGTACCACAGTCAAGATGTTCTTTGAATGAGAATACCTTTTGGCCTGGTGTCATCTTTTGCCTACTTTCTCTACTTGCATCTGTTCCAATTTCTCTAGGGTCTTGTTCTTCTTTTTTACCCTTCGCCTGTTTCCACAAGTCTGCATCAGCAGTTGTTCTTGTCTTACCACCAGTAAGGAATGAGTTCACTCTTGCGAATGCCCATTGTTGTGGAGTTGTGCCAGGGCGATGTCCTGTCTTCCATGCTGCCATACCTCTATCATATACTTTTTTCAAAATACCATAAGGTATACCAGACTTCTCTGCTTTTGTAATCAGTCCTTCAATCTTTTCGTTTAATTGAAAGTCTTCTTTTTTTAATAGTTTTTTGCGTTTTTCTATACTATCTGCTCTATCCTTTGCCAATTGAGCAGACTTACCAGTTGCATATTTAAGATTTGGATATGTCTTAGATTGTTTTAACTTTTCATTCTTTGGAACACAGTTAGGAACTTCTTTTCCATTCTTCTTTTTCATACCAACTTGTTTGTGAGTATCCCAACATGGGCCTTCGCTCTCACCATACATCTGTTTGAATTTCTTTGTACTCTTAGATGGTTTAGTTTCAGCATGACCATCGCCAGGAGCAGGCCCGTCTTTACCTTTTGCAAAGTGTGCCGCACGTTTCTGTTTAGTGGACTTAGACATCTCATCACCATCAGCATCTTTTGCATAATACTTTGCTGGTTCTGTACCTTCTCTGTCCTTAATATCTTTATCTTGTTTGACTTCGTACAACCACTTCTTGTGTGTAGTACCGTCTTGTTCTGCGAATACGAGGTAATTAGTTCCTCTACGAATAACTTCACCAGATACTCCAGTGTAGTTGTCCTCAACTATATCGCCGATAGAATATAACTTATTCTCTACATATAAATCACGAATGACATCTTCGTCTGTCATCACGTTTGTTCTTGGAACAAATGATTCACGAATACCCATATACTTGCGAACATCTTTGAACAATGACATTCCCTGTTTGAATGTACTTGGAACTCCAAGTTTGAAAGTATCGAAATCATTTGATGATGCAGCAGCACGCATTTTAGATGCAGACATTCCTGTCACACCTTCTGCGTCTGGGTCACGTTCACCAGCAGAGATTACTTCAATGTTGTCAAAACCATAGTAACCATGTCTTGCTTCTACACCGTTATACTTGTTCAGTAGACCATTGAATTCAGTAACTCTATCTGAACCAACAACCATTACGATTGATTTGTGTCCTTTATTGTGCAGTGATACTGCAATCTCAAACACATTTCTTGCTTTATCAACAACAATAGTTCTAGAATGTTTTGGGAACATCTTCTTCATATATGCAACTTTCTTTGCATATGGAAGTGGGTCTTTCTTTGCATTTTCAGAGTGAGATGCGAATACATAGTATGGTGCGCCGACATTCTTCTTTGCCTGACCAGCGACTGCATCTAATAATTTCTCGTGTCCTGTAGTTGGTGGGTTGAATCTACCAAATGTAAATACGGCAGTGTCACCCCTTGCTTCTACTATTTCTGAAAACTTCCTCATTTATCCCATGCCTTTATTGCAGTAAAGTTGTTGAAACTAAATTCCATTCTGTCTACGAGTTTTACTGCATCTCCTGATACTCTATCAATTGCAACGTAACCCTCTGGGTTAGTTACTTTGAAACCATTTGCAGTTTTAATAAACGTACTCGTTAATCCCTTAACACTATTTAGTTTGCTTACGATACCCATTTTAGCATCCACAAGGTGTCCTTGGAATGCAATGATATTTTCTAAATTCTTTGTATGTTTCTTTACTTCACGAACATACTCGGTTTGTATATTTGTATACTTCTCTTTACCCTTAACACTCTTGGCCTTATCAATCTGTTTTTGGATTGACATTTCAACCCACTTTTCATATCCCCTTGCGTGTTGACTAGGATTACTAATCTTCTGTCCCTGACGAACTTTACTATTATTGTAAGTCTTCAGTGATGCACCAGCAAGCGCTCCAGTCATACTATTCTGTAGGTTAAGAAACTTTGTTAGATTAGCAGAATTAATTTTTTGAAATGTAGAACCAGCAGATGATAGAGATTTAGTAACAGTTGCAGTCTCACTTGCAGTCATTGTCGCCTTACCAGATACATCTTTATAAGTTGCATCATCCATCCACACGTTTCTTGATTTTGTTAACTTACTTATACTTGCACCAAAAGATGCTTTCATATCCTGAAGTGCTGAACCTGAATAAGTTGTATGCCAGACAATACCAATCTTTGCAGTATTGATTTGTTTACCAATATCTGAAGTTGGGTCTACTGCATATACAATTGTATTTGGTTGGAATGTAATGAATGACTTGCCATCAATCATCTCTGTAGATTTATCTTCTGATGTAAACATCAAGTCGCCTTGAAGTACACCTGTGATACCCAAAGATGAGAACTCTGCAAGTGCTGTTTTGAACTTACTATTCAGTGAACCAGATAGTCCATCATCATCTATCTCTTTTGCAGTCTTATATAACTTAGGAGTTGCGTTAAATACTGACTTCTTCGCAACAAAGAACTTACCATCTTCTGGGTCAATACCAGCAAAGATTGCAGGAGCACCGTCCCATTTGACAGTCATGTTTACAGATGAACGTGATTCACCAGATAACATATCTCGTAAAGAACGCATAAAGTTAATCGCCGCACGCCCACCAGGCACACCGAAATTAAGTATTTCGTCTTCTATATGTTCTAGGTGTAGGTTCTTCCCACCTTTGTCTTCGGCAAGGAAGTTTGAAAAATCTATCATTTAGCACAGTTTCCATTTATACAAATTATTATGTTACTATTTATAATAACACAATTATTCAGAAATGTCAACAGCCCTATTGTTACCCTTCATAAAAGATGGCAGTTTATCTTCACCAAAAGGTTTTACACTAACCAATTGTTCTGATAACATCTCTGCATCCCTTTTATTAGAAAAAGAACGAACGATATCATTTGATGGGAATTCTACTACTTCCCACCATATTCCATTTTGCTGCACAAAGTATTTTACTTTCTTATACTTTGATGTCCTGAAATTTTTCATAGTCTTTATGCTTTCCAAGACTACTTCCGAAAGTCGTTTTATCAAATGCTGGTTCCTCTGGTTGTCCACTGTCAATAATGTCATCTTGTGCTTCCTGTTCCACATCGTATAGTTTCATTCTCGCCCTATCGATACCCACGACAAATCTCTTGTTTGCGCCTGGGTCGTTATATCGATTCTTTAATTGTTTCACCATTATCTGGTTTAGACTGTCTAAGTCTTCCGTAGATATGAGTGCAAACATGAGGTCTGCCGTAGCAGGCAAACCAAAACTTTCTGATGTATCTTCCAAACCAACATCTGAGTTGGAGTACCCACCTCTTGTCGTTTGTGTTGCCGACATAATCGGTACATTATTTTCAACTGCAAGTCCCCTAAGTTCTTCTGCAATTGATTTGATATAGAAGTATGACCCAACATTAGCGTTCCCCTTAAATCTGGATGAAGCACAAATATTCAAATAGTCGATAAAGATAATATCTGGTCTAAATGATTTCTTTAGTGCAAGTTCTTTGATTAAACTTCTGAAGTGTCCAGTATGGGCAGATGCAGTAGGATATTCTTTGATAATTAACTTTCCATTAGTCTTTGTTTGTATCTTGGATAGACGGTCAGTAAACATCTTTTTGGGCAACTCATGCAAGTCATCCATAGTAATGTTCATTAGATTTGCATCAATACGTTCTGCAATTCTTTCTTCTGCCATCTCCATAGTTATATATAAAACACTCTTACCTTGCATGAGGGTGGACGCTGCCATGTGACACATGAATAACGATTTACCAACACCAGTTCCAGCAAGTGCAATATTTAATGTCTTTTGTGGAATACCACCTTTTGTAATTCTGTTGAAATAGTCAAGGTCGAATTCAATTTTCTCTTCTTTCTTATGGTAAAATTCAAATCTGTTCTCACCATCTTCTACATAGTCGTGTCCAACATTCTGGTCAAATGCAACTGCAAGTGCTTCAGATAAGATGGACGGTATTGCTTCAGCGGTATGTTCTTTATCTTTACCTTCGATAATTTGAATACCATTAAGGATAGCATTGTAGACTGCTTTATCCTTACAAAACTTTTCTGTTGTGTCAACCAACCACTGCATATCAACTTCTGCATCTGATAAGGTATTGACGATTTCTGTAACCGACTTGAACTCTACGTCTGTTAAGTCTTTTCGATTATCTAGTTCAATAGAGAGTGCTTCTTTAGTAGGTTGATTATTATACTTCTCTACAAACTTAATGATTTCTTCAAAGACTACACGCTCTTGTCTATTTGCAAAATACTCTGGTTTGATGAAAGGGATTACCTTTCTTGCATAGGGTTCATTATATACTAAATTACTTAGCGTGGTTCGTTCAATCGTCTGTGTTGACATACTGCATATTCTCCTCGTTCACTTGTTGGTCTATCAGGTCTTGAAGTATATCTCCAAGTAACTGAAAGAAATCATCATTAAAATATTCTCTATCTAACGAGTTAGAGTCTAACACATTATAATCGAATTGTAAAGAGGCTTCTGTCTTTTCTTCATTCTCAACAATAGAAACTTTACCATATTCATATACAACCCCCTGATAAAATCCTGCCTTCTCCGTCAAACCAATACCTTGCCACTTTCTATCCTTGTTGGCAACGAATGTATATTTTTCACGAATGTTAGACATAATGTAAATAACTCCCTATAATATATTTCGGTTCAACTTCTGGTTTTTCTCCAGCATGAAGATGTGTCCATAATGGTGGGAACATCAACATTCTGCCTGGCCTTGGTTCAACTCTCATATTCCATTGTGGAAAAGTAGTTGCACCTTTCTCGGGCCAGTTCAGATAAAGAAAGAAAACTAAGAACCTACGAGCAGACTCATAATTACCAACATCAACATGGTCTTTGAACTCATCGAAATCATTCGCCTCGTACTTCTTCATACGATACTGTTCAAATGCAAATTGTTCTGGGAACATTCCATTGGTAATATTACAGTCCTGTCTGTATTTATCGATATGTTCAAAGAACACTTCAGTTAATTTTTCCGTAAAGGGTTGCCAGTCATTGTGTTGTTGCAATGTAACTTGTTTGAAAGAACGATGTCCTTCCAACTTTATATCTTCATGTTGTTGAGGATTCTCTTCAAACATTGCAATTAGTTGTTTGCACAAATCTTCACCAATAACTTTGTTATATACTTTTACGAAATCATTATTCATATTAAGTAATCAACCCACTTCCAGATGCTGCTGTATTGGTAGGGATTTCAATGCCTGTTGTCTGTTTCATATATCCTGCTGATAGTTCTGGTGCAGTTTGAATCATAAACATAATTGAATTCCTAGAGAAGTTGAAATCTCCATCTGGTTCAACACCAGACATACAAATTCCATTCACCAAACCAACTCCTTGTTGATTTGCCTGTAGCATTCTTGGACGATTGAGGGTAATAGTAGTCCCAACTTCGTCAACGTATTTGCCCAAGATTTCTGCCCCATTCGACATCACCAAGGTAACAATTGTTCCTTTATTCATATTACATAAACTCCTGTAAGTTTGTTGTTTGACTTTGCTTCCAAGCCTTTTTATATTGTATTTTAATCTTATTGAATGTGCCACCCATCATTTCTTTTGTTCCATTATATGAAACATACTCTGGGAACTTCTCAATAAGTTTTTGGTGGTTGTCGTTTATCATTTTCAAGTCTCTGCCCATATCCATACACCCACCTTGTGTACCGACAAAATCACTTAGATAAACAAACCTATCCCATACTCTATTAGGATATCCTTTTGATAATAGTTGTAACGATAACGAAATATCTTCTGCTGTTGATAACTCCCAATCTAGTTCATCTGCACTAGGAAGTTGTTTACCATCAAAGAAGAATACTTCTGCCGTTCCAGTATTATCTATATATTCTTTACCAGCGGGCGGTAACCCACCAGTTCTGCATCCACCCCATGTCACACCTTCATCCATCCATTTGGATGTTTCGGTAAGCATATGATTCCAATCGTCTTCGGTCATTGTACGTTTAGTCAGTTCACCGTCATGCCAAGGTTTCCTTGTTTTCATAACAATGTCATCGTCCATTACAATGTACCGTTTATTTTTACCTTGCTCCCAAATCCACTTACGAGTTGCAGTAATACCACAATCATTTTCTGGTAATACTATCATTGGTAAGTGAGCATGGTGAGTGCGTTCTTTGGGTTGAACAACCAAAACACATTTGTTCTGTATGCTGGATGGCATATTGAAAAACGTGAGTTGATTATTATATCTTCCCAGCGTGGGAATAAAAATTGTATCTATCATTTTCTTATAATACCAGAAGTTAAGTTACTTGTCAACACCTAAATGCATTTTATTTGAAAAAGATTCAAAGTATTCTTCTTGTGACAATAATACTTTTTTGTAGTTATTCCTACATTCTTCTAATTTATTTTCAAAGAAACTTTGTTCTCGTAACAAAATAGACTTTTCTACTAATTCTTCTGAAGATGATACTCGTTGCCAATCATCAATATTATATGTGTTGTTTGAATCATAGTCTCTCCATACGAAAGGTATCATACCAATAGAGAGCGCTTCTGGGTATCTACTTGTAGTTGCAGTCTGGTCAATCCAATTGAAACATAATGTACATCTTGCTGGTTCTAACATTGGATATAGTTCTTTCCAATCCTTAATCCACGCCGCTTGTCGTTTTACCCCTGATGGGAAACCACCAACCATAACTGTAGATAATTCAGAACGATAGATTTGTCTGATAGTTTTCTCTCTATCATTACCGTGTTTCATCCGTCCCCAATATGCGAAATCAATCTCTTTATCTGTACCCATCATATCAGCGAGTGGGTTCTTTAGTGTTTGAATAAAGTGATACTTCATACCGTGGATGTTACCAGAAAAGTCTACCTCATCAATAGTTGTAAAGTTTTCTATGCCTGGCAAGAAACTACGATATAGTTCTTCTGTATCTCCTCTATCACTTCTAAACATGATTACATTCTTACCTTCAAAATAAGGTGCAATCTTTTCAATATGACTTTGAGACTTTGCAAGGTCTTTTGGATTCATCTGTAGTTCACCATGATATCTAAATTCACTATCAGATGGAATTACAATAGTATCTGCCCACTTGATTGTATCTGGTGTACGTTGTGGGCGTGACTGATTAAAGGATACATTATAAGTATCATACTTATGTTGAGGATTTCTTCTCATCCATGTAACATAGTTTTCAAAGAAACTATCCAATACAGTTTCTAGTGGGCCATTGTATTTTACGTTAGAACGTATTCTTGCAATTGTAATGTTCATCTTATAATATCAATCTTGTTCATAGTATCTTGATTCCAAACTTCTAGTTCTCTACGGAGTCTACCTTCTGCAACCATCTTATTATATCGTTTAGTAGCAAGTTTCTTCCACCATGCAATTACAGCATCAAGTTCAAATCTATCATAATTTTCTGCCTTTGTCAATAGATTTGTCTTACCCAATAATACATCTCTTGCATTGTCGTATCCATAGGTACTGCTGTAAAATCTCTTCTGGGTAGTTACTTCACCAGCCTTATTCATTGCATCTGTAAATAGTTCGTATGCTTTTGTATCGTGTTGTTTCAATGATGACTTGATTGTTCCTACCATCTTAGTCTGCATTTTTAGTTTACGAGATGATGCACCTTTGTGTATCAAGTCCTCTCCACCATTCCGTTCAGTAAACCAATCACGCATCTCCATATAGATATCTTCACCTAGTGTCAATAGAAACTTAGACTGAGTATCGCCCTTGTATCTTAGATATGGTTTCATTCCATCGTACATGGAGGCCCCCTTCAAATTGCCATAAAGAGAAGTTGTCTCAAAAAGGCAGAACTCTGTATCATACTTCTTGTTTAGCATTCTACGAGTTGCATGAGAACAACAGATTGCAGCAAGTAACTTACCACCCAAACAGTTATACCCAAATGGTTGTGCCGCCACAATGTGAAACCCCATGATAGCACGTTTGTTGAAGATATCCAAATCAGGAACTCCACCAAGAAAATCATTACGAGGTTTAGAATTGATTAGTGGTGAACCATAACGAATAAACCCTACGATAGTATTTGTAGTTGTTTCCTTAACAACTAGTTTCAAAGTCTTGCCTGGGTTCTCATCTGGACTGAATGATGCAGTCTTTTCTAATAGTGTATCATATACTTTGTTTGGTATTTCTACAACTTGAAAATTCATATCTTCTGGATGCATATCATAATCTTGAAACAAGTCATCCTCAATACTCATGCCTGGCAAACCAGCAGGAATGTCTTTTACTCGTTCAATCTTTCTTGCACGAAAGTAATCGTCAATCCGTCCAAAGTCTTTGAAGTATTCCATCAACTTGGTTGCGGCATATATTGAATCTTGTCTATCTAATATCATCCAAAAAAGTCCTCAAGTGTTGTTTGTGTTCCATAAGAACGGTCAATCTTCCAACCAATCTGGTTACAGATAAATGTCAGAGGTTCAACGAATGCCTTATCGAACTGTGTATCATAATCTAAATATTTGTGAATGTCAAACTCTTTTGGTAATTTAGTCATAAAAGAAATGACACCTGATTGCATATGGTTAGGAGTTCTCATATTCAAGAATTTGATTTTCTCACCTTCTTGCACAAGAGGATACTTTCCAGTCAACTTCTGTTTCTTTAGAAAGTGATTGTAAAGTATAACGCCTTTGATGTGCATGGGAGCACCCTTCTTAAAGATGCCTGATGAACTACTCCACTTTGCAATACCATTACATCCACGAGGGAATGCAATCTCTTCTGGAGGCAACTGCATGAATTCATCACGAAACTCTTGGATAAAATCATTAATGTCTTTCTCCGTACCAGACATGATAATCTTCAATGCCTGTTTAATCTTTTCACGACAAGGAGCAGGAGTACTTGACTTTACTGCTTCAATACCCATGACCTTTAGTGATGCTTCTTGGTAACGAACACCTTCCACATCCCATGCATTTAGAATGTATCTTTTCTTTGCAGTCCAGATACCCTTGTCTGCAATGACCTCTCGTGCCATCTGCATCTTTTGGTCGAATGCATTTACATACTCAGCAAGGTCTTTATAACACGAATCAATAAAAGGTTCAATCTTCTCTTTAGCAATTCTATCAAGGAAGTCCACCGCCCGTTCACGATAGTTATCCTCTGACTCATTATCTCGTTTCTGTAACACCTTATTAATAAGTTCGTCAAACCTAATGTATACTGAATCCGTATCCGATGCAATAACATAGTCTACTCCTGTACTATTTAGCAACTTGTTCAGATACTCATTCAGTGCTTTTTCAATCCACCGAATAGATAACTGACCAGAGGTTGTGATACCTTCTGCAATCCTCAAATCATAATAACGAAACCACTCATTACCAATCGCACCATAGGCAGAGTTCAATGAAATCTTTCTTGCCATCTGGATGTTATGATAACGACTTACATCGTTTGCATACTTGGGGTCTTTAGTATCTTCATATTTCTGTTTAGCGTCCAACATCTTTTTCTTGTAGATAGTACGGTCATCATACATCTCTTGCATCATCTCAGGCAAGAACCCTTGGGTCTTTGTTCTGAACAACGCACCATTTGGTGTACAAGTAACTGATGCTGGTTTTAGTGGTGTCAAATCATGTTGTCTATCCAACATCTCATTAACAGATTTCTCCTTGTCAAATCCCATAGTTTTGGGAAGCAAAGTCTCTGGAGAAATATTGTATTGCATAATCAAGTGAGGATACAAAGAGTTCAAGTCAAAAGACATAACCCATTTGTGTTGACCAACTTGTGGGTCTTTCACATATGCACCTACATACTTATCACTCTTGTGTATCTGTGATGCCTTTTGAGGAATGACAATCTTTTTCTTGAGCAAGTGATTGTAGATTAGAACATCCCAATACTTAACAGACGTAAATGAGTCAGAGATATTAACCTTGGCCTCATACGTCATAGTCAATATCAAGTCCAACAATTTCATCTTGTCATCGATACGGTCAACTAGTTCAACGTCCATGATGTTATAGTCAAGGAATGATTGATAGTCTTTAGTATACCATTCACGAAAAGTCTCAAAAGGATTCTCATCCTTGCGTTCACCTAGTTCCACAAAAGCAATATGGTCAAGACGATATGACTCCTGACCAGTGTAAGTAAACTTCTTGTATAGTTGTAGATAGTCAACCTCTTCAACACCAAGAATATCATACACTTGGTCTTTACGTCCAAAACCAGAGTTCACCATCTTAGAGTTTACAACACCCCAAGGCGATAAACGCTTCATTGCATCTTCACCCATTTGGGATTTGATACGGTTACAGATATAAGGAATATCAAAGAACTCGGTATTCCAACCAGTGATTACGTCTGGATGGTCACTTTCCCACCAAGCAAGAAACTGTGCAAGAAGTTCACGTTCAGTTGCACATTGAATGTACTGAACATCTTCTCTGTCATTGTGATAGTCGTGCAAACCCCAAACCTTAATACGTCCAGTATCATGGTTCTTGATAGTAATAGACAGCATTGGTTCTGCTGCTTGGTCTGCATTTGGGAAACCGTTCTCACACTCAACCTCAATATCGATTGTAACAATACGCATCTTAGCGATGTCATATTCAATCTGATTAGGATAGGTTTCTGAGAGATAGGTATATGGGAAAGAAGTCATACCATACACAAGGTGTGGTTGACTTTCTCTTTGTTGCAAATGTTCCTTCGCTTCCTTGATTGAAAGGAAGGGCATTGGTGCAACGTGTTTACCTTCTAAGGTTGTCCACCCTGTAGGTTTCCCTACAGGATAGTAGAGAGTGGGTTCGTACTTAACTTTGAAGTTAGAACGAACACCATTCTTTACGGCACGAACAAGTAATTGGTTGCCCCATTGGGCGATGTGTGTGTAGAAATTCAAGACTTTTCCTCTTATCAACTGTAATCATTATATAATAAAAAGAGGGGAGTGTCAAGAGAAAAGTGAAATTTGTTCTTCTGTTGTGAAGTGTCTATCCACCATGTCTATAATATCTTGTGCATTAGCAATCTTTAATAGTTCAGATTCTACTGCCTCTGCAATGTCAGGATGCTCTCCGATACCAGCAGGGTTCTTCAGATATACTGCAATGTTTGCTTTGTGTATTGCAATCTTACCTTCATTGTGTTTCTTAATCGCTTCCAGTAGTGTCATTATTTTCGCCTTTCATTGTTGTAATAATCAATTTCTTCTGGGGGTCTACCATAACATTCATCTCCGTCATGGCAAATCTATTTAGAAGAACACTAGTTCCTCTTTTACTTCTATCATCAAGACCAAACATCAACTGATGTGTGTGTCCCATAAATTCAACTTCTAACTGAACGACTGGGCGTTTATCAACACCACCACCAGTTCTCGCTTTATAATCTTTCACAAGTTTAGTGGTTAGGGTTTGTCCACCAAACGTAGTGAATGTAATTTTACTACCATTAATTTTTATGTCCTCAGCATGAAGAACTGAGTAAGCACTATTTCCTGTATCAAATTTAGTTTCAACTTCACCGAAAGGTTTGATATCAACCATCTCGTGAAATCCACATCTGATAGGAACAGTGTATCTGTTTTTTGATTCTTTATAATGTTCCAAAACTTCTTTTGCAACATTCAGTCCAGAGTTTGCTTCCTCTACACCTTCTGTGCCAGGCGAACTATTTACTTCCAAGAAATAAGGTTTGCCTTTATGTGAAATAAAATCTACTGCAACGAAATCACCATCAACTGCTTTTGCGGCAATCAAACACTGTCTAATTTCTTCTTCTGATAAATCATATTTCTTAACACCAGCACCCTGTGTGTAGTTACTTCTGAAATCACCTTCAACAACTTCTCTTTTCATTGTGCCTATGATTTTAGAACCAACTATAAGCACACGAATATCACCGTCAGTTTTAATATATTCCTGAATGAGAATATCTGTATCAGGGTCTTGTTTATAAATTAACTGTACCAAAGAATCTAATGCACGTTTTGATTCTACAAACAGAACTCCAACTCCACCAGCGCCTCTAAGTGTTTTTAGAATGATAGGGAATTTTGTATCTAGTTCCTCTAGTGCATTATCAATATCTTTGTCTGAAGGAAGTAGAACTGTCTTTGGTTGGTCTAGTCTAAAATCTTTTAGACGAACATAACTACGATACTTATCAGCACAAATACTAATAGTGGTTCTACTGTTAATGCAAGTTATACCAATTCGTTCTAGTTCTGATATCATATCTAGATGACTATCTCGTGTAGGTGTACCTCTAACAAAAACCACAGTATCTTTAGCACTGACTTGCATACTGTCTTCTCTACTCTTAATGATATATTTACCATCATCAAATACTAAAGATGCATTTTTGAACTCGCACAGTATAGTATCTAATCCAAGTTTCTTTGCTTCCTTTTCAAATTTATCAGCAGTGTTCTTTCGTACATCGCCTACTTCAACTGAAAGAATAACTACCTTGTAGTTTCCATCTGTTTTTTCTTCTGTAATGAATTTTGAAAAAGATTGTGTCAATTTAAGCTTCTCTTTTTTTACCTATGTTATATTTAGTCTCTAACACCCACTCATTTTTCTCTTTGAAGGCAATAACCTTGATTTGAGATAATGGTGCTTTAGGTTCAGCAGTACCCATGATTTCAATCAGTCCCCAATCCCCTAGTAAACTAGCGATAGAGTTTCGTCTTGATATATCGTTTTCGTTAAAGTTTGTTTCTTTACCATCCAGAGCAAACAATTCTTTGAAGTGTACAATATAGTACTTTCCTTGTTTGTGTAGAATGTGGCAGGACTGATATAGTTTTTTCTCTTTACGAGATGCAACACCAATCCTTGATAATGTCTCACGAACCTTTAAGAAGTCATCTGGTTCTTTTAGTTTTACTTCCAGCATCGCTTCTGGATGCCAATCAATTTCTGTCATTTTCTTCCACCTTTATTCAAACTATCTTTGATAGTATTAATTTGTTCATTATCAAGTAGTTTGAGAGCGGCTTTTGCTTTTTCATTACTATATCCAAAATACTCTTTTACATACTCTAAATCTTTCAACTTGTCACCCTTTACCCAAGGTGCATACCGTTTCTTAGACCTAATAGTATTTAGTAAAAAATCATATTGGAGTTTTGATGGTAGGTGGTGTCTCATGTTCATCTCATTAACAAGCATGATGGTATCGTTGAACGGTGCCAGACACTTGTTAATGATGAACGGTGAGTACTTCTTCTCCCACATAGGGTCATCTGATTCCATCAGATTTTCCTTTGTTTCATTGAGAGATTTCAGATAATGTTTTAGTTCGTACCCACTCATTTCCAATTCACCTGTGTCATAACTTCAACCATGAAAGCAAGCATATTGATTTCTTGGTCAGCGACAAAGGCAGATTTGTATGAATAGTCTGCTGTTGCAAGAACAAGATGAGGTACATTTTGTGGTTGCACTTCATCATACAGAGAATCGTAAACTTTACGATACACACGAGAGGGGTCATTATCTAGGTTGTTTGCAACCCATTTACGAATGGACTTGAAGTCTTTCTCTTTGAGGAATTTAGTCAAGTCCTTCATATTCGTTTCTGAGATATTGACAAGAATTCCACTGTCAATCATACCAGATGCCGAATATCTTTGCAGTTCGTTTAGAACTCTTCTCCAATCAGGGAAGTGTTTTTCAACAACACCAGCGACTGCCTTTGGTTCAAATTGTACTTGTTCTGTTTTAAGAACGTCTTGTACACGAGCAAAGAATTCACCAGCAAGTTTAGGTTTCTCTGAAGATGGAATACGAAATTCTACAACAGAACACCTACTATGCAAAGGGTCGATGATACGGTTCTTGAAGTTACAGGTTAGGATGAAACCACAGTTCTTGTGGAACTCTTCAATAAATCCACGCAACGCTGGTTGTGTAGATTGAGGATTAAGATAATCTGCCTCATCCAAGATTACGAACTTACGGTTACCATCCATAGAGACAGTACTTGCAAAGTTCTTAATCTTGTTTCTAAGAACGTCAATACCAGATTCCTCTGAACCGTTAATCATCATATAGGTGGCGCCGAGTTCATTCAACATTGCTTTTGCAACAGTTGTCTTACCAACGCCTGGCCCACCAGATAAAAGTAGATTTGGAATATGTCCTTCATCTACAAATGTCTGGAAGGTTTTCTTTAGGTCATCAGTGAGAACACACTCACTGATAGTTTTGGGACGGTATTTCTCCACCCACAACATCACATCATTCATAATATATTCCTTCTGGTTTAGGATGCTTCTAGAGCAATAAAGTATTCTACGTCCTTTGTCATATTAGTAAAGCGAGAGATACCCTTTTGAGATACTTCTACTTTATAATCACCAGAAAGAAGTTTAAGATTTTCAACCTTAAAGAAGTAAGTAAAGTCTGAAGGCGAGTTCTCACCAACAACAATACTGAAGTCATTAGAGGTTTCATTCTTACGGTCAGTTGTGGTAAGTGTAATATCACCACCAGTAGTTCCTTTAAGAACTACATCTGGAACACCAAGTACAGCAGATGCTTTCTGAATTTGATTGAAAGTATCTTGAGTAAATGTGAACTCAACATCAACAGAAGGCATAGTGATTTCTGTCTTTGGTGCAGTCACGATAGATGGGTCACTAAACATATACGTTAGTTTTGAACCACCACCTTCTTCACTGAGTTTTACACTTTTCTCATCGAACGCCATAGATGGGTCTTTGAAAAGAGACAACGCAGACAAGAACTCATTCAAGTCATAAATTGCAAACTCCTGATTAAAGGTGTCTGGGATAGTTGCTCTTGATACAATGTTTTTCATTGCTGACATTGTATTAATTACGTTTCCGTTTTTAACCAGAAGATTCTGATTAATTGTTGAGAAGTTCTTTAGTACTTCTCGTGTATCATTACTAAGTTTCATTTCACTTGTCTCCATAATTATCGTGATTGTGTAGTGACATTATACCATAATGTATCACTTTTAGCAAGTCATTTCTGTTCTTGCCGTCCTTTTTTCCGTATCGTTGTGCATACTTTAATATGTTGCCGATACAAAAACCTTCTCCATGTCCACCGTCCATGATGAATTCTGTTGCTTGAAATTTGTTTTGGGAATAATGTGCAGAATATGTTTTATCAATATACTGCCTGAGTTCTTCCAGAATCTTGTCTTCTGAATATTTGTATTCAATCTCTTTATTATATTTCAATTGTTTTCATCCTATTTCAATTTATACATACTATACCAAGAAATGGGGGGATTGTCAAGAGATAATCCCCCACATCTTTATTTAATTTTAATTACTTTAGGTTTCTTCTCCTCTGGAATAATTCTTTCCAAATTGATATAAAGCAATCCGTCTTTCATATCAGCACCATTTACAAAAACGTCTTCTGCAAGTGTAAATAATTTCTTGAATGACCTTTGCGAAATACCTTTATGAAGATACTCTGTTGTGTCCACTTCAGTCTTATCCTCACCAGAATCCTTTGACTGAACCATAAGAGTATTGTCTTTTGTTTCAATCGCAATATCGTCTTTTGAGAAACCAGCAACTGCCATTTCAATAGTGTACTTATCGTCACTATGTTTTACGATATTATATGGTGGGTAAGTATGGTTCTTCGATGGGTAATTAAGCATCGAATCAAACATTCTATCGAAACCGATAGAGTAAGTGTTAACCCTTGATGGGTCAATAGTTAAAGATGTATTCATGTTTTTCTCCTTTGTTAAGCAAGATACATTTGATACCTGACTATTCAGCATATCACGTTTATTTATAACGGTGGTTTTTAGGGAGAACCACCAAACTCCATTTTGTGTCACAGAGTAAGCATTTTTGTGACAACAGGGCGACTTACGAACAGCACCCTATTATTATATAGGTGTTTTATGCAGCGTCAGCGTACTCAAGTGCTTTTTCTAATGCATTCAACTTCACTTTACGGTTACGTCCGTACCATGATGAAACTAATCGACCATCGTTAGAACGTCCTTGTAAGTGGTCTGTCATGTTAGTAACAGAGTTAAATGCAGTCCACCAAGTACCTTGAGCAAACTCAGCACCAGGCTGCACATCTAGGTTCTCAAATGCACCTTTTGAATTACGAGATGTAAATGGAAGAACACCATCAACTTTCTCTTTCGCAGGAGCACCAAATACTTCGTTGAAGTATTGGATTACATTATCAGGAGTATACCTCTTTGAACCAAGGTGTGCAGCCATCGACTTGTACTGTTCCATTTTCTCACGAGCAATACCCATCTGTTCTTTAACTTCAGAAGCATCAAATTCTTTACGGTGATTTACCGTAAGCATCTTGTCAGCGTTCTGAGAAAGAGACAGTGTAAGTGTATTGTTACATACCACCCTAATTGGTGTCATGCGAATATTAATCGCCTTACCAAATTGGTGTGGGTTAGTAAAGAGGAAATAGTTGTCAGTAACATCACCGTCAAACAACTCAAATGATTCTTTAGTCTTTGCAAGTGCCCAGACCATTTGTCCATCTTTCAGTGAACCAGCAGTGTGCATTTCCATATCACCTGCCATCACATACTCGTGGAAGAATTCAAATGCTTCAGAGTTCTGGACTGGATTCCATCCTGTACCGACAACATCCAATACAGAGTTGTCAGAGGAACGTACAAGTGCCTCTTTGTTTTTGATTGGAAGACCTGTTGCAGTAACAAGTGGTTGTTTCTCAACAGTCCAATCTAAACCAGCAACTTTTTGGAAGTCGCCAGGGGTAAGGTCATGTTCAACCTTAGTACCAAGTCCATGCCAAGGTAAGTCTCCAACGTATGCCATTTGAGCGTTACCATTTACAATTTCAAGTTCGTGTGCCATAATATATTTTCTCCGTGTTGTTTTCTCAGTTTGTATATTCATTATATACGTTATAATAACAAATGTCAAGATGTTTTTAGAACTTTTTTGAAATTAATTTCTGTCTCAATTCATCTTACTTATACAGTATACTTGTTTTTATAACAAATGTCAAGATGTTTTTAGAACTTTTTTGATAAAATATGCATATCTTCTACATTTCCTTTTGTACCCATTTTTCCAGCAAGAGTAGAAAATCCAGACCATGCAATGTTTTCTGTTTTCTCATAGGTCATATGTCTCTTACATATGTTTAGCATATCTTCTGATATGTTTATCTGTGAGTCATTAGAATTTTCTTTTTTAACATTAGAAAATACGTCTTTGTAATTAGATATAACAAAAGCAAAGGTGCCTCCAGACTTCAATGTAGGAAGAATATTTTCTACTGTTGCGTTCCAATATCCCTCTAACCAATCATTATATTCTGGAAAATTATTAACTGATTGGTTCTGGTTGTCTGTCTCATATATCTCTAAATTAAAATATGGTGGACTACATAAAGAAAGGTCATAGTAATTTTTTTCTTCCAATAAAACTTTTTCTGATGGACAGCAATGCCCACTTACAATTTTATTTTCTGTAAATGGATTGGTATTATAGTAATCAGCAATATCAGAAACATTCTCAATGACGCTTTCTATGACATCAATACAAGTGAATTCTTTCCAATCGGTTTGATGAAATCCTATCTGATAAGCATTCCATCCAGCGGTTGGAGCGATAACTCTTTCACCCTCAAAATAATTCTGCAATAACCATCCATAGGTGTATGGATTAAATATACTAGCACGATGTCTCGTGCCTCTCATAATAGCAAAAATAGTTGACAAGTCTTTACTTATAACTTTTTTGAAACCGTGGGGAATGATTAAATTACTATTGATAATATAGTCAGTGAACATACATTTCAGTTCATTCAAAATAGGCATATTGTCTTCACTAGAATACTTCTTTGTTGCGAATATTTTATCAAAGTTTATATTCTTAACAATTCTACCTTTATTTTGTAATCTACCATGAATGACACCATCCTTCAGAATATTATCACTCAGCGAAAAGTTCATGTGTTTAGATAGATTGTCAATTTTAATATGTGAGTTAAACCACATCTCTAAAGTAGTTTCTCTATCAGTAACACATATCTCATATAGATTTCTGTAATACTGTTCTTTCTGAACAAGTCTAAAATCATTTCTAGCTTCAAAAAATTCATCTGGAGTATAGTCCATAATTTTTTGGTTTCGCTTTACTTTAATTTTAGACTTGAATTCTTCGTAGTCTATTTTATCTGGTAGTTCAAACAGACTACGAAATTTTGTGTATGATACAATCACTGATAAAAATTAACCTTCTTAATTTCTACATCTGGATAGAAATCTTTGGTCATCTCTTCTATGGTATAAACCACATCAGCGATTTCATCATCAGTAAAAGAGTATGTCTCTCTCTGACCTTGTGAACCAATCAAATTTCTTTCTAGAAAAGTTTCCTTAATTAATCTCTCCAGAACATATGTGTCGGAGTTTTTACCAACAACAATTTCTGCATAGATACGAAAATCAATACCAGGCTGGTTTCTACCACGTTGTAGTGCAGTAATAAACTTACCACGACCAATCTTCAACTGACCTCTAGCAGTAACACCAGTTTCAAAGTCATCTACAACAGCACGACCAAAGTAAATGACAAACTTTTCATTACCCTTCTTTTCAATATCAGTCTTGTTAACAAAACCGCTCTCATTGAAGACCTTTGACTTCATATCCTGATAACCAATACCTTCAAACATCATAATAGAATTCCTTTCCATCTCTATTGTCTTTACAGTATATACTAGTTATTACAACAAGTCAAGTACTTTTTTCACTTTTTTTCACTTTTTTTACTTTCTTCTTCAAAAAGAATAAGTGCAATAAGAGCATAGTTTGCCATATCAATAAGAGTATCTTGCACACTCTCATCCTTAACCTTTAGTTTTTCTTTCTTTGCAAACCCCATGATACGACTGAACTTATCACTGATACGAACACAGACACCCTTCCATGCTGGAATACCAGCAATCTCACAATGTCTGAAGTTTGCGAATACATCAG